TGACGCGTTTGCGCGGACGCGATAACGATGCCCATGCGGGTTGTGACACTTCGACCTGTGGTTGGGCACTCTGTGCCCAGCGTCGAACTCGATCTCCTTGCTTGCTACGAAGAGCTCCACTCGGCACCTGTTCTCTTAGTGTTGCCCCCGTTCGGATCCTCCCGTATTTTCGTGGGAGATCACGCGTTTTGAGGGACGGGCTCCATGTTGTCGTCGACGAGACCGCGCTCCTGGAGGTCTCTGAGGATCAGCAAGCGGATGTACCCCGCCTGCGACCTGACCTCCCCTTGCGCTGCACGTTTGATGGCTCCGTCGTACTTGCGGGGAATGGGGATCGTGAGGGTCATGGAGCCTTCCGGCTCCTGGGTCGCCTCCGTTGGTTCCTGCGTCACGGTGTCTCCCACCTTCGTCGTGCCCACGCAAGTGCGTGTGCGGTTGCGTCCGTTGCGTGCACGCCTCTGCCCTGTGCAAGGGCGCGCGCGTCGTCCATACTGCTCAACCGTGCTTGTGGTGGCACCAGGGCACTTGGAATGCCCTCCATCTGGCACAGGTAGTACGTGAACCCCACTACCTTCAGAGTGTGGTTGCTGTCCGCGCTGCGCGGTCCAGCTCCGAGGAAGTCCTCGACCACGACTACGATGTCTGGGTTGTCGCTGCTCCACTTCAGCAACAGCCTTCCCACGTGTTCGACATCGCGTTCTCCGTCCGCGTAGTGGAGGACCCGAGAAGTCGGGGTCAGGGTGACGAAGGCCAGGCCTGTCGTCCTTCCCGGGTCCACCCCTACTACCTTCACTGCACCACTAGGCCGTCGGCGTTCCGGGGTCCGTCGGCGTCGTGGTGGTGTCCGTCGTGCTGGTGTCTCCTGTCGGAGATGCAGCGGCGGCGCCCGGGTCGACCGTCGAACCCGCGGTGTCGGTGCTGTCCGCTGCAGCCGCGGTAGCGTCTGCAGTCGTCTGCCCCTCTGCCGGTGTCGGCGTGCCCGTCTGAGACAGCTGCTGCGACTGGTCCGGAGTCCCAGTGGTGCTGGTGTCCGTGGTCGCCCCAGCGGTTGCGTCCGTTGTGGACCCATCCGTGGGTGCAGCGGTGGTTCCGGACGTCGAGCTGGTCTCCGTCTGCGCTGCCGGCGTGGTGCCGGTGGCATCTGCAGACGTGGCAGTCGAGTCCGTGCCGCCCGACGCGTTTGCAACAGCCTGCTTGAGGTTGTTGGTCTGCGCGTTGAGCTTGTCGATGACGTTCTGGACATCCGCGTCGGAGACGGAGCCCTGCTGCGCCTTGCCCTTGAGGGCAACGAGCGCCTGGCTGACCTCTCCGTCTTCGGCGACCAGAGCGTCGACGGCCTGGTTCAGGTCGTCTGTCAGTGCCATGAGTACCTCCTGTCGTTCCTCGAGAAGCGCCACTCGCTCCTCGATGTCTGTGTGACGCTCTGGCGGCTCACCGCGTCGCCGGCGCCAGATGCGACTCACGACCAGCTGAAGGCGTCCGCGGGCTTCAGGTCGGCGATCTCGTTGACCATGACCGTCTGCCCCGTCGCCGGGTCCTTCTTGCCGTCCCAGTGCGGGACAAGTCCGATCGTGAGAACCGCGGTCGTGCCGATCATCTCGGCCTCGTCGAGTTCCATCTCGCCCTCGGGCACGTCGTGCCCCAGCTTGGTGAGGTCCTGCTTGAGACCCCACAGTGCCTTCGGCGAGAGGCTGTAGTTGCGCCACGCCTTACGCTTGCTGCCTTCGAGCGTCCACTCGCACTCGATGTAGTGGAATCCGCTCGGGCCTGGCTTGTCGGACAGCTTGAACTTGGTGATGGTGCCCTTGTACTCGCCCGGCTCCAGCGGCTCGAAATCGCCGCCTTCCTCCGCCTGGCTCCAGTCGATGTTGATTGGCACTGTCTTCCCTTCCTCCTGCTACGCGTTCGGTCCGACCGTAACGCTGACTGGCTTCGCTGGTCCGTCTGCAGGTGCAGGCTCACCAGCTGGGTCTGCGACAACGCCCCCGAACTCCTTGCCCAGGGCACGTGCGTGCTTGATGATCGACTCCATCGTCGGGTCGTCGATCTCCGTCGGTAGCTGCGGTCCGGTACGCGGCTGGCGGTACTTGGCTAGCACGCGCGCAGTCTCCTTGAGGAGTAGACGTCGCTTGCCGGACTTCGGATCCATGGCCAGGTAGCCGACCGCGTCGACGATCTGGTACACACCCTTGACGATCCCAGGGGTGATGTCCATCCGGATCATGAGGACGCCTGACGCCTCGTCCTTGACTTCGACCGCGTGCGCGGTGAACACGGTGTTCCACCCACGCTGCTTGGACTGGGCCTTCAGGTCCCGGACCACGGCAAGCACCAGCTCGTTCGACTTGCCCCACTCCGGCTGGCTAGGCGTGTCCGGTGTCGGGCTCGTCTTCATGACCTTCTCGAGGGTCATGCGCTGCGCAGCCGTCAGGCTGTCGAGGATGAACGTCTTGAACGGGTGCGGGTGAGACTTGAGCCACTCGACGTACGCGATGAACTCGTCCCAGTCCCTTGGCTGCAGGACCGTCACGTCCTCCCGGTCCACGATGGACCTGAGGCCGCCGTCCAGGTCGAAGATGAGCACCTCCTTCGCCGGTCCGTAGTCGGCAGCGTCAGCACCAAGGGTGGTCTTGCCGACCCCTGGGTAACCGAACACCACCAGGTTGACGCCCTGTGCATCAACGACTTCGCTGACGCGCTTGAACGGTGGGACACCTGGTCCCGGTTTGACGAGCGCGGTTGCAGACACGCTATGCTGCTCCCTCCAGCCGTTCCTTGCGGCGGCGTTCGATGAGTTCCCGTAGGTCGGTGATGTCTGCGACATCCTCCGGGGTCAGGTCGCGCTGGGCGAGACGGGTACCGTAGCTCCCGATGCGGTAGCTGGCGTTCATGACGTAGGACAGGTCCTCGTCGAACTGCTCCGCTCTGCACAGGTCGTTGACGCTGCAGTCCCAGCACCCCATCCACGCGAAGTGCGGGTAGATGCGTCCCTGCCCTATCGCCGCCTCTGCCATGTCCATGGCGATGTCTGTCAGGTCGTCAAGCCACCGGCCGAGGTCTGCCTGACTGAAGTGCAACTTGTGCCGCGTATGGAACGGTGACTGCTCCGCCTGCTCGATCATGGCGATCTTCTCGAGTACGTCGACGTAGTCCGCAGGGTCGAACCCGTGGTCCAGGATCGCCTGGGTGTACACCGATACCGTTGTGCTGAACTCGCTCAGGGCCTTGGACAGCGCTTTCCCGTTCTGCAGCAACCGGGGCACCTTCGGCAGCTTCTTGTTGATGCCGTCGTACAGTGCTCCAGCGATGGGGATGCCGAACAGCACCTGTGCTGCCACTGCGTACGTCCGGAGCTGGTGGTCTGTCTGCAGCGTACCGATGTCTGGCTTCTGTGAGTACGTCTTGTGCTCGATGAGCCACACCGCCTGCACGTCAGGCTCGAGCGCCAGCCCGTCGAACGTTCCGACTAGCCACAGGCGTGGACCCTTCCAGCTGGGCGGTGTCGGTAGCGGGATCCGGAAGCTGATCTCCGGAGCGATGTACTCGAACGGTCGGATCGGGTTGTCCCACGAGTACCGCTCGAAGTACTGCTTCACGAGTTGCTTCGCGAACGTGCCGGTATCCCGGAGTGTTGCGAGCTCTTCCGGGCCCATTGGCGCACCGACCATCTGAAGGTAGTCGTGTGCGATCCGGCGCTCCTCCTCCGCGACCCACCGGTCGAGTTCCTCGCGCGGGTCCAGCCCCAAGGCCTGTGCCGCGAGTGCCTCGTGTACCGCCGTGCCAGTCCAGAGTTCCGTCTTCGGAGCGCCGCGTCTGACGAGAGAGTGCATGACCGGGGACACGTACTTCCACATGCGGCGGCAGCGCATGAAGTCCTGCATCTCCGTGGCCGAGAAGTACAGGTCCTCCGCGTCGCGGTTCCGCTGGAGGATGTCCCCGATCTCGAGGAACTGCGTCATCGGCCAGCCTCCCGGTACTTGCGTGCCCAGTAGTTGTGCCAGTAGACTGCGTGGGGTACCACCATCTCGAGACGTTGGCGAGACCGTTGCCGCGTTTGGCGAATGCGGAGTCTGCGTCCGCGCTTTCGGTTCACAGGCTCTCCCACTCCGTTGCGATCCACACCTCGTGGCCTTCTTCGATGGCCTTGGACAGGTGCACCTCCACGAGACGCTCCCACCCGTACGGTGCGCGCTCCTTGCCCGTGGTGTACCACAGGCCCCCAGCCTTGACGGCGAGGTAGTTGTACACCTTGCAGAAGCACGCCTCGGCACGCGTACGGTGGTTGCAGAAGGTGCGGTTGAACTGGAGGACAGTGCAGTCCTCGAAGTCGGAGTTGTCACCCCACTCATCGAGTGCCGCCAGAGCCCGCTCCCGGTCTGCGATCTCGCGCAAGAGTCGCTCCCGCCTACTGCCCATGGTTCCCACTGCCCCCGACCTCCTGGTTGGTCCGCTCGATCGCCTGCGCGACCGCCTCCCGATCGACGCGCTTGTGGAACCGCTGACCTGGAGGCGCGTCTGGGATCACCAGGTCAGTGTGCGTGTGGAAGCTCGCCGGTGACTTCTTCCGGCTAGCCATCGATTTACGGGAGGATCGGTTCATGCGCTGCAGAAATGGCACACCCGGACTCCGCTGGCCGTGTAGCGGATGCGTCTTCGGATCGGGGACGTACGGCACGGGGTCTGGGAAGTCGTCGCCGCCTCCGTTGCGTGCAGCCTTCCGGCGGATCTGGTTGAGGTTCACTGGTGCTTCATCCCGCCGCCGTTGAGCCCCTGTGTGAGACGTGCACGTGCAACTTGAGCCTTGAGCTCTCGCAGGTTGCCCGCTAGCCGTTGCTGGAACGCAAGCTGGAAGTGCAGGCGCCCTACCTCGTTGTCCTCACCGAGTGCGAAGTCGATGAACGCGTCGAGCTTCTCGGACAGCAGGTACATGTTGTCCACCTGCGCCCCGGCACGTCGGAGCTCCTTCAGTGCCTCCGCGGTGTCTGCTTCCGCCGCAGCGATCTGGGCTTGCAGGTCTTCAGTGTCCACGACGTTCCTCCAGAGTGACGGGTACCCGGACGAGGGGGCAAGGTGTTCGGGCACACCGGAGGTTCCTCGGCCGGGTACCCATCGCCCAGGGGGTGCGTTCG